CAGGCGGAACCGGCGCGAAATCGCGTCCCAGACGCGGCCCTCGACATCACGGAACGAGGGCAACAGGGCCTTGAGCGGCGAGACCATGTCGCCGACGTAGGCTTCGGCCGCGTCGTGCATGAGGCCGCAAAAGGCCAGTTCGCGCGGCAATACCCGTGACACGTAGAGGCAGTGCTCGGCCACGGAGTAGAACCGCTTGGTGTGGCCGTTGAACCGGCACTGGTTGGCCAGGGACAGGGCGATGTCCTTGATGGACACCATGGCCGGGGCCGGATCGATCAGATCGAAGGCCAGGCCGGAAAAGGTCTGATTCCAGGGATTGCCGCTCATGCATCCTCCTTGCGTTTGGTTTTCAGGCCGCGTCCGGATCCGCGCGGTCCGTGTCGGTTGCGGCCACGAATTCCCGATCCTCGGACCAGGCGTCCATCCAGTCAGCCGTGGCCTCCTCCCAAAGCCGCAGGAACTCGGGCAGCCGGGCTTCCTCGCCGCCCACGGCCGCGATGATGCGCGGGCCCATGAGTGGGCCGAAATTTTCGATCTGCGCCTTGAAAAACTGGGCCCGAGCCGCCAGCCCGCGCTCGACCTCGTCCTTGTCCACCAGCTTGCCCTGGAGCTTTTCCCGCCGCATGCGGGTCAGCAGCGCCTGCTCGACCTTGTGGTCGGCATCGGCCGCCAGCCGGCGGCGCGCCTCGGCCGAGAGCTTGCCGTCCTCCTCCCTGCTGACCGTGGGCAGGCTGGCGGCATAGGCCAACAGCACCGACTCCTCGAACCGACCGCCGGCGTCGGTGGGGAGGAGCCCGGCCTTGCAGTCGGCGTAGAACTTGGTTTTCCGGATGGCGAAGCCGCGCCCCTGCAGATAGGCCAGCGCGTCCTTCTTCTTGGCGAACAGGCGTCCCTCGCCACCGGCGACCGCAGCCTTGTCCACCTCGTCGCGCACCTTGCGAAAGGCCTCGATGTTTTCCTTGGTCGGTTGTTCGTTCATGCGTCGCTTCGCCCCTTCCTTGGCCCGCAGCAGGGCGGGCAGATCCGTGGAGGCGCTCCGTTCGAGGTAAGGTGTGAGGTCGCCGGTCATGCCGCGCCTCCCGCCAAGGGGAACGGCCGTCCGTCCGGGGCGATGGCCGTCTTGCCCGTATGCTCCTGCCAGCGCAGCACGATCACGTCGCAAAAGCGCGGATCCAGTTCGAGGGTGCGGCACTCCCGCCCCAGGCCCTCGCAGGCCATGAGGGTGGATCCCGATCCGCCGAAGGGATCGAGGACCAAGCCGCCCGGCCGGCTGGAATTGCGGATGAACCGTTCGAGGAGCGCCACCGGTTTCATGGTGGGATGGGCATCGCTGCGAGAAGGCTTGTCCACGCTGAGGATGGAACCGGGAGCGACTTCGACGGCAAGATCCTGGCCCGAAACGATGTACAGATCGTCGCCGGCCGGGATCTGGACGCGGCCGTCCTCCAGGAGCACCGCACCGGGCAACCCCTCGAGGAGGGTGGTCTGCCGGCGACCGCCGAACCAGGCGTGGCGCCCGGTCGGCTTCCAGCCGTAGAGGATGGGCTCGTGCTGCCAGTGGTAGTCCGCTCGGCCGAGCACGTGGACGTTCTTGCGCCAGACGAGGCACGAGGCCAGCTTGAAGCCGGCGGCCTGGAAGGTCTCGCGGAAGCTCAGTCCCTCGGTTTCCGAATGGGCCACGTAGGCAGCCGCGCCGTCGGCCAGAACGGCGTAAAGCGCCGTGAAGGCCCGCGCCAGAAATTCGCGGAAGGCCGAGGACGTCATGGCGTCGTTGAGGATCTTCCCGGCCTTGCCTTCGACGGCCACGTTGTACGGCGGATCCGTCACGGCCAGTTCCGGGCGCTCGCCCCTGAGCAGCCGTTCCAGATCGGCCGGCGCGGTGGCGTCGCCACACAGCAGCCGGTGCCGTCCCAGGTTCCAAATGTCGCCCGGCCGGGTGACGGGCGTTTCGGGGACGTCCGGCACGTTGTCGGGATCCGTGCGGCCAACGCCCGGCAGCAGGTCGAGCAGTTCGTCCAGCTCGGCCACGTCAAAGCCGGTCAGGGCCAAATCCATGTCGAGCTCGCGCAGCTCGCCCAGTTCCACGGCCACCATCTCGTCATCCCAGGCCGCCCAGGTGGCCGAGCGGTTGACCAGCAGGCGGAAGGCCCGGACCTGTTCCGTGGTCAGATCGTCGGTCAGGATCACGGGCACGGTCTCCATGCCCAGGTGAGCGGCCGCGTCCAGGCACAGGCGGCCGTTGACCACCTCGCCGTCGGAACGTGCCAGCACCGGCACCCGGAAACCGTATTCCCTGATCGACGCCATCATCCGTTCCACCACGTCCTTCCCGTATTTCCGCAGGCCCCGTTCGTAGGGCCGCAGCCGCGCCAGCGGCCAGTATTCGAGTTTGAGCGTTTCCATCCGTCCGTTCCCGTGCTAGGGCCTCCCTGCCATGCATGGCTGGAGGGCTGGGATTCCTGGTCGGATGCCCCGTTCATCCGGCCGCCGGCGGGAGCTGCAACTCCGGCCGGCAGCCCTCCACTTACCGTCCGGCCGCCTCCCGCTCGCGCCAATATCCCAGGTTGGTCCAGCCGGCGAAGGCCAGCCCCGGTGTCTCGCTGGCGCAGCGCACCAGGGCCGCCCATTCGCCCGAGCCGTCGACCTGGCCGTGGACGCGGCGCAGGGAAGAGGTCGCCCGCAGTCGGCGCCGATCGAGAAACCACAGGATCGCTTCCAGGCAATCGCCGAAAAAGAGTTTCGCCATTTTGGCCATGGCTGCGTCGGGCACCTCGGCTCCGGACCGCAAGACCAGCGCGCCGTCGTCCTGTTCGGACAGCCCCGGGACCAGCATCGGCTCCACATGATGGCGTTGCATGGCCAAAAGCAGCCGCCCCAGCGGCACCATGTCCAGGGCGCCCGCATAGTCCGGCACAAGCCACGGCACGTCGGCGGCTTGCGCCGGGGCGGCGGGATCTGGTCCCGGCTCGACGGCCGCCTTTTCGCCTGCCGCGACTTCCGCCCCGGCGACGCCTGTGCCTTCCTCCTCCCCCTCCGCGCGGAGCGGCTGTCCAGGCGGCAAAAGTCCTGGCTGCAAGACCGGCGGCAGGCCGGCCATGATCCAGGCCCTTAGGTTGGCGCCGGCGGCGTAGGCCTCGCCGGGATCCTTGCCGACCGGGCACGGCCAGCGCTTGGCCCGGGAGAATGAGGCCGCCCACCGTTGCCAGCCTTTGGCCCCAGCACCGTCCGTGCCTTCGGCATCTAGGGCCACCAGGATGCACAGGGCTTCGCGCAGGCCGTCGAGCACGTCGGCGGCGATCTTCTTGACATTGGCCGTCTGCACGGAGATGACGCCGATTAGGTCCCCGACCTGGTCGTGCAGCATGAGGGCGTCCAGCTCGGATTCGACCACCACAAACGCCCGGGCCTCGCGCCCCAGGACCATGGCGTCCATGGCACTGCCCGGGATGACGTAATATTTCGTCTCCTGCTTGAACGCTTGGCGATCGGCCTCGGGCCGGCGGATCCGCAGCCGCAGCACCGTCCCCCCGGGATCGTCCGTGGCCAGATGCGGGACCACGATGCCGCGCGGGATCCAGAAGGTACGCTTCACGGTCGGCCTGCTGTCCTTGTCCGGCTTGCCCTCGGCCAGCGGCAGCCCCCAGTTGGCGCGCGGCCGGATCAGGCACGACTTGCCGCGCTCCCCCGGATTCCAGCCGAGGCGATAGCGCTTGATCGCCTCCAGCGGCAGCCCCCGGGCGGCCAGCCAGGCGAGCTGCTCGGAATTTTTCAGAAGCTGCTCGTGGGCCCAGGCGGCAAAGGCGGTGGCCTTCCTGGTCCACAATTCGGCCGGCGGCGCGGAGAGGGCCGGCTCGAACGGATCCTGGCCGGCGGCCGGCCGTGGCGTCCGGGGAAGGCCCGATCTGGTCCGGGCCGCCTCCATCCCCAGTTCCCGGCAGGCGTCGGCGTAGCTCATGCCCTCGTAGTCCCGCAAAAACTGGATGGCATCGCCGTAGGTGCCGCACTGCCGGCACCAGTAGCCGCCGCGGCCGTCGTGATCGTCCGGCCGGATCATGCACCGATCCTTGCCGCCGCAGGCAGGGCACGGCGCCGACCATTCGCCGGCGGCCTTTTTCTTCGGCGTCAGCCCGTGTGCGGCGAACAGTCCAAGGAGGTCAGCGGCCATGACGCGGATATCCTGTTTGCATGGCAAGGTCCTGGGAATATCCTGGACGTAATATCCCAATATTCTTTCCTTTTTTAATGATCAGGATAACAGGATAGGACATGATGGCGTGCTCCGGGCCGAGGGTTGAACGTTGAGCCGGCATGACGTGCCGGGGTCCTGATGTCCTGGCGGACCCCTCCATCCAGAGTCCGCGCTCCTTTTCACCCCCAGGACATTCCAGCGGCGGATGTCCTGGCGACGTCCTAGGTCCTGGCTACGAGCCGGACCGATCCTTCCAAAAGGAGTTGTTGTATCCCCTGTCTTCCTTTGACTTTTTGTCGGGGTAGGCCTCTTCGGCCGCAGGGTTGATACGCACGTCGTAGTAGTAGACCGTGCCGCCCCGGCGCTCCTTGTGGATTTTCTTCCCCAGGTGCTTGCCGAAGCTGTTCATAGTCGGGACGTACTTGCCCCGGTTCTTGACGTACCAGCGGGTGTAGAGGTCGTAGATGTCGGTGGCCGAAACGCGGGAATCGGGCGCGGTGAGGAGACATTCTTCAACAAAATCTTGCAGGTGGTCCTCCTCGCGCTGGTACTCCTCGGTGGCGGCCAGGACGGTCTTCGGTGGCGCGATGCCGTCGCGCTGCCACGCCAGGCAGCCCCGAACCAGCCAGGCCAGGATCCCGGGCATCTCATGCTCCTCGAAATGCTTGCCCAGGTTCTTGTCGCGCTTGCGCTCGTGATCCTCTTTCGGGTTGTCGACATACTTGTACGGAAATTCGACCAGGCGCAGCCGGTCCCAGAAGGCGTACTCATGGGCGGCGGCATGCGGCCGGTGGTTGGTCAGCAGGAAAAGCGTGTGCGTCGGATAGAAGCTGGTCGGATCCCGGTCCCACATGTAGCGGCCGGTCAGCCGGTCGTCGCCGGACAGCCACTTGACCCGGGCGATGGAAAACCGCCGGTTCTCGTCGGACTCGGTGGCGTAGGCCACGCGCAGCCCGTTGAGGGACATGATGGTCGGCGTCGGTTTGTCCGCGTCCCGGGATTGTCCCTGGTCCAGGAGCAGCTCGGCCGGGATCGGTGCCATGTAGTCGCCGCAGACCTTGCCCAGGGTCTCAACCATGACGGTTTTGCCGTTGCGCCCCTCGCCGTTGAGCACCACAAACAGCGGTTCCGAGGACAGGCCGGTGATGGCGTAGCCGAACACGCGCTCTAAGAATGTGGCGACGTCCTTATCCTCGCCGACGATCTCCTCGACGAAGGCCTCCCAGCGCGGGCACGGGGCCTCGATCCCCTGCCACTCGACGCTGCTGGTCCGCCGAACCAGATCGCTGGGCCGGGCCGAGCGGAACTCTCCGGTGCGCAGGTCAACCACGCCGTTGGCCACGCCGAACAGGAACGGATCCGCGTCGAAATCTTCCATCCGGACGAGGAGCGGATCCTCGTTGGACAGGGCGAACCGCAAGGCGGCTGTGACCCCGGCGCCTTCGCGCAAGTCGTCGATGTTTTTGCGCAACCGCTTGGCGAGACGATCCATGCGTTTCTGCATCTCGTCGTCCCGCTCCTCCTTGGCTTTGGCACTTTTGGCCTCGCAGTCGAGGCGCAAGGCATCGTATTTTTCGACAACGGCCTCGACCGCGGCTTCCGTCCGGTAGACCGTGACCTGCTTCCAGTAGGCGCCGGTCCATTCGAACCACTGATTTTTGAGCTCGGGAGCGCAGAGGTACTTGCCCTTGTGCAGGGCCGCGAACAGCAGACCGTCGCCCTTTTGGCCGGCATAGAGGCAGCGCTTCACGAATTCGTTGTCGATGGCCGGCGCGGCCGGCTTGGTTTCGGAGCCTTCCTCCTTGACCCGTTCGGCAACTTGCTCGCGGGCCTTGGCGATTTCCTCCGGTGATGGATCGGGCGTTTTTTCAGACATGTTGCGTCATCCCATGTGGTTGACGGCCATGGCGCAGGACGCGCGCGACCAATTTTTCCGTTTTTCCGCCAGATTTTTTCCGCAAAAATCCGAGACACCCCGCACCCCGAGCGCGCAGGCTTTTGGAGGCCCCAGGAAGGACCCGCAGGCCATGCACGGCCGCTAGGACCTTCCTGGCTTGCCTATGAAAGGAGAAGAGAGGGGGGCGGGGCGGAGAGCCGGCGCACTGACGCGCGCCGGAAGCGGTACGCCTTCCCTGGACCGGCTGTGGCTTGTCCTGGCGCGACAATATGCCGCTACTCGCCACCGGCCCAGGGAAGGCGACCCCATATGCAATCCAGGAGGGGAATGCCTCAGACGGATAAGTCGAGGGATAATCCGTTATGGGATTGGATTGAGCCTCAGACGGCGAGAATACAAATTGGCATTCGGGAAAATGGAAGATTTCTGGGCAGCTGTGGCTATTACGGGCACCGAGTCGCGGCCTCCGGAGCCAAAGGCCGGGCGTTCGAATCGCCCATTGCCCACCAAGAATATCAGGCGGCTAG